TCAGCTGCTCGGCGAACAGTACCTTGCTGGCTTCGGCGGTGGCCCGGTTGACGTCGCCGACTTCGCCGAGGACGAACGCGGGCGCGCCGAACGCTTCCCGGATCACATCGCGGGACACCTGCCGGAGTTCGGCGAACTGCATGTCCCGCTGCGTGTACTTGCGGTCCTTCCACGTGCCGTGCTCCAAGAACGCAACCCGGTGGGCGTTGGCGACGCCCTTGTGCTGCTCGTTCCAGCGGGCCTGCAGCTGATCCCATTCGGGGTCGGACAGCACCGTGGGGAGTTCGATGATCCCGCCCGGTTCGGCGGAGTTCATAAAGAAGTTCCGGTTCCACTCCGCCGAGTAGCGGGAGGCGTCCAGCTCGGTGAGCACCGACTGCACCGGCCCCATCCCCCGGTACGGGTCGAGGGGGTTCGGCATACGGATCTGGATCACGTCCTCGACGCGGAGCGCGATCTCCTGCCCGTCCGGGCCCGTGTACAGGTAGCCAGAGATGAAGTCCGTGGGGTGCGGCACGGGCTGGATACGGTCCGGGCGGACCGGCCACAACTCCAGCGGCATCGGCGACCTGGGGTTGCGGGCGATGACGATCCAGCCCTCACCCGTGAGGTCGATGTGCTGCTGCACAGTCTCGACGAGTTCCTGCCGGGTGAAGAACCGGTTCGGCTTGTTCCACAGGTCGAGGACGGCATGAGCCGTGACCTCGACACGATCCTCGGGGAGCCCGGACGGGGCCTTGCGGTACAGCTTCCAGTCGACCAGCGCCGTCGCGTTCGACGTGCGGTTGACGATCGAGAACAGGGTTCCCACCGTGCCCATCGCCCGCATCTGCGCCTCAGCCCCGGACGGGGCCCGCCACGGAATCGACAGCCCGCCCCGCGACGACACATACGGCACCGGCGCCCGATTCCTCAACGCTCGCAGAGACCTCACCGGACCGTCCCCTTCCCGTCATCAGACAGGACACCCATCAGCAGAAACGACGCGCACGCCCCGGCAAGCCCGGCACCGACACCCCACGTCACCCACGCGGACGCGGTACCGCACGCGAACCCTGCGGTGGTGTACAGGCCGGCTCGGGCCTCGGAGATGGTGGCCGCGGCTTTGGTGAGGCGGGCGCGGGCCGCAGCGAAAGTGGCGGCTGTCTTGTTCACGCCGGCCTCCCATGTGGTTCGACTATGTGGCATTGTCCACGCCCGCGCGGTGGGGCGGCTAGCGTCGGGCGATCACGGCCGCCTCAGTCACCGTTCTCACCGGTCGGCGCTTCCGGCCGGAACACGGCCAGCCCTGTCACGCCTTCCACGATCGCGACCCGCACACCCGGCAGGCACTCCTGTACCTGTTCCGTGAACCGCTCCACCACGTCCTGCGGCTGCTCCTTCTCGAAGCAGACGACGAGAACGTCCCCGGCTCGCACCATCGGCACGTTGCTCAACATCACAGCCACCTCACTCGTGTACGGCCCACCAGGTCACGGGCCGCGCACATGTACCTCAAGGCGTCACAGCCGTGGTCGTTCTGCTTCACCGGCTCCTCCTTCAACCCGGCACCGTTCCCTGGCTTCACCGCCCACACGTAGCCGGGAATCTCCTCCGCTGTGCATGTCGGCCTGCCCGAGTCGGCGAGTGACTGGTCACGCTCGACCAGGCCACCACGCATGATGAACAGGCGCGGCTTGCCATCCCCTTGGGCCTTGAGTCGGGACTGCACTGCTTGGATGCCGTCGGACACGGTCTTCTTCGCTGCGGTGGTGCCCATGCCGAGGTGCTTCTCCAGCGTGGCCCGGTCCTCGGCGTCGTGGTCGGTGATGATGGCGCGCGGCCGCGGCTCGTCCGGGTTCTGCTTGACGATGTCCAGGATCTGCTTGGCGTGATCCTCAGCCAGGCGTCGCGTCATGTAGATCTCGCGTACCAGGTAGAGGCGCCCGTCTGGGTCTTCCCTCCAGTCCTGCCAACAGAACGGGTTTGTGTACCCCAGGTCGATGGACCACCAGCGGTCCCACTCCCGCGGAACCTCAAACCGGTCGATCATGTGGATGCTGTCGTCCCAGCCTTCGAAGACGACTCCCTCGGACGCCACCCACAGACCGTCCCGCAGACGCAGACGCCGCGCCCCGGTGAGCGCGTCCAGCTTGGCCATGTACTCCGCGCCGGCCTCGGTGTATGTGCCGTCGCGGTTGACGTAGTACGGGTTGTCCCGATGCGTGGAGGTGATCATGCGGAGGGTTCCGGCGTCCGCCCGCCGCTTGATCCAGTGGCTGGGGTGAGACGGGTTCGTCGACAGCAGGATCTGCTTGTACGTCTTCGCCCCGCCACGCAGACGGCTGATGAGCGTCTCGTACAAGTCGAGGCCGATCTCCACCGCCTCATCCACGAAGATGCGGTCCAGCTCGGCGCTGAGGAACTTCTCCGGCCGGTCCCCGCCGGCCACCAGGATGGTGGACCCGTTGGCGTATCGGAACGCGGCTGGGTCCTTGCTGGATCCGCCGAACCAGCGGACGCTGCCATCCGCCAACGCCTGTGCGGCTACCTGCCGCTGGAACGAGACCAGGGTGGTGGAGGTCAGGCTGATGTGCGTGGCGCGCAGCATCAGGCCGCGCATGTTCGGGACCTGCATGGCGGTGAGGTGCATTTTCCAGCAGGCGGTGAGTGTCTTTCCGGTGCCGGCGCGGCCGACTGCTGCTACTTCGGCGTCGCGGCATTTGAGTAGGTCGACGTTGGCGCCGCGTGGCTCGAAGCGGACGACGGGTGCCGTGGTCACACGAGGTCCTGTGGGTCGACGCCGATGAGTTCGTAGGTGACGCCGCCGGAGTGCTGGACTTTGGCGGGCTGGTCGAGGCCGACAAGCTTGCGGAAGGACTCCATGGTGGCGCGCGCTTCGCGGATCGCGGCAAGCTTCGGCCCATGGTCTTTGAGGGGTTGCCCGTCCTCGCCGGTGATGATGTGCCCGTGGGAGACGACGACGTGGTCGGCTTCCATGACTTCCATCGCGGCCTCGTAGAGGGTCTCCAGGCGTTCCATGTGGATGGCGAGGAGCTTTTCGGCGGGGCCTTTGACAATGTCGGTGAGGGCGCGGCGGACGGCGGTGCGGGCGCCTACCCGGTCGTAGAAGCCGAGCTCTTCGGCGATCTTGTCGTAGCTCCAGCCTTGGGCGCGGAGTTCGGCGGCTTGGGCGTCCCGCTGTGCGGTTTCGGGGGTGCGGACGTATTGGCCTTTTGGGTTGCGGGCGTGCTGGTTGGGGTTGGCCATGGCCCGCCTTCCTGCCGCTGGTTACCGTCTGTTGTGGTTTGATGGTAACGGCGGCACGCAAGCTGGTGCGGGTGCGCGTGTGGGTGAGGCCCCACTTCCTTGGGCGGGAGTGGGGCCTCGTTGTGTGTGCTGGTCAGTACTCGCCCGATGCCCGCAACTCCTCCTGTACCGCGTCCAGGCTCTCCGGGCAGTACGCCTTGACGCCCGCCACCAGCAGCTCGTACGCATCTGGCTTCGCGGTCCCCCACTCCTCGCCGACCGGGTACAAGCCGCCGCCTCCCGTGATGTCGAACATCCACTCCACGCTGTGGCCTGTCTCCAGTTCCTGGCACCACAGCATCGGGAATACGAGTAGCTCGGTGTCGGACGGTGCCCCGTTGAACGTGATGCTGTGTGCGGCCTTCAGGTACTGGTCCTTCTTGCTGATGGTCGGCGACGGCGACGGCTTTGCGGCGGGCTTGTTGCCGCTACTGCTGCCGTTGGACGAGCAGCCGGTGACGGCGAGCAGTAGAGCGGCAGCGAGCAGGGTGGCGGCGTGGCGCATGGTGTCCCCCTTTGGGTGTGGGTTGGGGGACGGTATCGGATGTGGCGGCGGTGTGAAGGTGAAACGGAGCGAGGCCCTTCTCCCGGTGGCAGGGAGGAGGGCCTCAGACGTTGGCGGGGTCAGGCGATCTAGTACGACTCCTCGTCGGCCTGTTGACGGACGCAGCGCGCACAGCCGACGGCGGCGGTGTCGTCGCGCCAGTCGTTGTTTGAGCCGTGGGTCAGGTAGTAGCCGCAGGCTGTGGTGCGGTCGGCGCCGCCGTTGACGGGCCGGGCGGCGTGGATGGTTCGCCCGCCGTGGAGGCGGACGCGGTACGGGTAGCGGGTCTGGGTGGTCACGGCGTCTCCTTCGGGAACTCGATCAGCTTCACCGGGTACGGCCCGTTGCCACGGTCCGGGTCGACACGGTCGATGACGTCATCCCAGCCCTCCCGCCAGTCGTTGCTGTAGAGCCCCTCGTTGTCCGCTGCTGCACGCACGGCCTGGGTGTCCTCGACGGTCTGGGCGATGGCGTGGTCGCCGATGGCCTGCTGGAAGCGGAGGTAGACGTCCTCGGCGAGGATCGTCCGGAGGTAGGCGTCGACCTCTGCGGGGGTGGCGTGGAGGCGGGACGGCAGCTCGGTCATGTGGTTCATCCTGTCGTGTCGGGCGGTCAGAGGCCGCGGCGTGCAGCCAGCGCGCGCAGATCACCCATGGTGAGGCCGGTGCTGACACCGTCGCCGTAGATGTTGTGCGTGGCCTGCACCATCAGGCGGGCGTCGTCCTCGTCCTTGTAGACCGCGACCACGTGGGCGAGGGCCTCCTCGGGGGTGGACGGCTCGGGGTGGGCGTCAATGAATGCGTACGTCTCGCGGGTGCGGCGGATGCTCATGGTGTTCTCCTGTCGGGTCGGGCGGTCAGTCGGTGGGGCAGACGCACGGCTCGCAAGGAAACCAGCACGGCGCCCGGTGCCCTTTCACCGCGTCATCCATGGCGATCATCGCGGCGAGCTCGTCGTCACTCAGGCCCTTAGCAAGCCGGTAGC